TTCCTACTCATACTTATAACAAAGTCAGCAGTCATAACTTTAGAATAATCTTCAGCTACTTTATCAGCACCAATCACATCTTCTTCCAAAGCTGAACGATTAGCCTGTGAAGCAGTCCATATTGGAATCTGTAACTCACCAGCCAATCCACGTAAATCTTCATAGATGTTTCCTATTGCATGTCTTTTTTCTTTAAAATTACCGGTTGGCATAAGGATGTCAGCATAGTCAACAATTACCATATCTACTTTAGTACCACTTAACTCTATTTGTTTAAGGTGTGCTCCTAATGTTTGAACTGAAGCAGCCTTTGTTGGAAAATACTTTATCAATAACTTACCCTTCAATTCAAGTAATTTTTTAGTGACTTCATCTTTGTAGTATTTTATATTTGATGTTGTTATACCACTAAATATAGAATCATATCGTAGCCCAACATATGTTTCATTCAATTCCAATGTATAATGGACGATTGTTTTCTCTTCACGAATTACACTAGCACCTATAGCCTGAAGTGTCCAAGACTTACCGATACCAGCTGGAGCAACTACAACTCCCAATTCACCAGCACCCAATCCACCATCTGTTATGTCATTGATAACATCCCACGGTGTTTTAACTGTTATCCGTGCTGAATCTGCTAATCTCAAATCCAATGATGGAATATAATCATGACCTAAATCTCTTGTAGTTCCAGCCTTCATAGCATCATCTATAAGAGTTTTTATACCATCATAGTTTTTATTTTCCAACATATCAACTGATTCTAATATAGCATTTTTTAATGTCTGATTCTTACAAAAATCCAATGTCTCTGATTGTACAAATTCTAAGTCTGTAGATTCTATATTTTTCCAAACATCTCGTAGTTTTTCAACAACACCAGCTTTCAATACATCATTATCTATTTCATCAACTTTATATTTTATAACTTCAAGTGTAGGTTGTTTTTTATATTCGTAAAAATAATCTATGACTAATTTTACCAGCCACTTATTAGAATCGGAATCAAACATAGATGGTTGTAGTATATCACTAATAGTTCCTAAGAACTTAATATCACTTGCCAACGAAGCAATAATCTTCGCTTGGAATGATGTTCCAAATTGTGTAAAAGTATCACTCATAAACGGTTATAAAATCCCTATTTTCCATGTGTAAATATACAACAAAAAACCGAACTTGTCAAGTACTTTTTTATTTTTCATGTGTTTTTTCTGCATAAGTATTTAATTGATTAAAATTAGTTGCTAACCAACTATTGAGATTGGGAAGTGCTGCGTATAACTTATCCTCTAAAAACATTTTTTGAAATTTAAACTTAACCAATCTATTAATTGGTTCATTGGCTTTGTCAAGTATCTTTGTCTTAGTTGAACCTGAAATATCAACATCAGATAACTGCATTAACTTATAGTTTAATTCTATCATGTCTTTTGAATCAGGTAAAACATTAACCACCTCATCCATTTCAACTATACGATTCTCTGTTAAAAATGGTAATTTTTTTTGAATGGTTTTTAAACCCAACCCTCTTACACCAGGTATGTTATCAGATTTATCTCCATCTAAAACTCTATACCAAATGTAATTATGTGAATTAATACCATACTCATCCATAACCTTATCTGTATCATAAACTTTCTTTTTAGTTGGACTCCATATCTTTATTCTATCATCTGTTAATTGTAAAAAATCTTTATCAGTTGACATAACTGTAATCTTGGATTCGGTAAGAACTTGTCTACACAGATAACCAATTGTATCATCAGCTTCTATATTATCGTATGACATAACAGTTACAGGAAGTGTATCTAAATATTCTACACATCTACTTAGTTGCATCATCATATTTTGTTTCTCATCGGCCTGTGATGCAAAATCATATGAACGATTTACTCGATACTTAGTTTTACGATTCTGTTTGTATTCAGGAAATATCTTACGTCTACGAGTAGAACCACCCTTACCATCAAATACTATGATGGCTCGGGTAGGTCTAAACATATTTATAGTGTAAGCGATACTTCGTAAAAAACCAACGATTCCACCAACGTGAATTCCATCATCATTAGTTGTTGGTATGACACTAAACACTCTGATGAAAGTGTTTAGACCATCCACAATTAGTACTTTATCATTTGGTTTACCAGCATCTACCGTTCCACCGTTTTTCTTTATTTCATCAAATATAGATAGGTATTTGGCATTACTCACTTAGTTCCTCTTCCACTATAACATCATCAATTCCAAAGTTCTTTTCATATTTTAATATAACTTTATCACAAATCATATTGTAACAATACTCTTTAAACTCTAGGTCTTGAAGTTTCTCAGCCCAATCTTTCGATTGAAATTTTATTTCCTTACCATTTTGGTCGTTGATGGTATACCAGGCTCCACCTTGTTTTACAAGTTTATGTTCTTTAAGAACGTGTAACCAACTACCTTCATCATCAATACCACTTTCAAAGTAAAGTTCAAAGTCTGCATGTCTCATAGGTGGCCCTAATCGATTTTTAATGACTTGAGCTCTCATCTTCATACCAATAGTATTCTTTTTAGCATCTTTGATCTGACCAAGATTTTTTAATCTGATTCTAGTTGAAGCGTGAAATGGTAAAGCTTTTCCACCACTTGTAGTCCACGGATCACCAAACATTACACCAAGTTTTTGACGTAATTGATTTGTGAATACAAGAGCTACTTTCTGTCTACCAATCATCTGAGTAATTTTTCTCATAGCTTTGGACAGAATAATTGCCTTTGATGTAGCCCAACCATCTTTATCAAATTCAGCTTCTAATTCTACTTTAGTTGTAGCCGCTGCTAATGAGTCCACTAAGATAGTCACTAACCTATCTTTATCTGATTCACGAACCTTAGCTACTATTTCTTCTATAGCTGTAAATATATCTTCAACGGTTTCTAAATGTAAATACAACATACTTTTTACATCTACACCAATTGAACCTAAGAATTCAGTACTAACAGCAGTTTCGGTATCTATATAAACAGCAACACCACCTTTCTTTTGTGTTTCTGCTAACATATGAGCACCTATTAAAGATTTACCACTACTTTCCAATCCATTAAGTTCTGTTATTCTACCAACTGCAATTCCACCATCTGCTCTATTTGATATAGCTAAATCTAACATAGTAGAACCAGTTGAAACAAAATCCTTGATATCAGTAGGTGTAGTATCCGTACCATCAAGAAAATATGCTACTTTCATATCCTTGAAGTTTTTATTAAGTGTGTCTGCTAAGACACTAGCCAATTCATCTCTTGTTGACATTCAAATCTCCTTTTAAATAATGGGTGGTTCCAGAGGAATTTTATAACCACATAGTAATATCATATGATAATTCCAGCAGTTATTCTAACCACCCAATATTATTATTGTCTAGTTATTAAATAAATCGTCAAATGCGTCTGAAGTTTTCTTAGAATCATAAGATGATGCTGCAGCTGTTGCTGAAACCTCTTCTTTCTTTTCTTCTTCAGTAGTTGAACCACCCTTCAGATAATCATTAAGAGCTTGTGTTAAGACCTCATATGATTGTTCTTGGTAAATCTCAGTAATATTCTTTTGAGATTCAGTTAGTGTTTCAAGTAATGATGCATCTTCCGTAATAGGAGTTTGATTTGGTTTTACTCTGATTGAAGTTGAAGGAAAAGATTTACCTGTTTCTTCAGCTGTTTTGAATACTACAGCGATGTCGCGACCATTAACTGAGTCGGTAATATCACCATAGTCTGGATCTGCGATTATAGAAAGTAGTTCTTGATAAACTGTCTTTCCAAATCCCCAAAATTTAACACCTTGACTTTCCTCACCACGAACTACTACAGGAGCATATGTTCTCATTTTGGCTTCTACTTTTCTACCTAAACGGTAGTCATCTTTTGAACCAGTTCCTTTGAGTTTTTGTGCAAACTCTTCAATCGGATCAGGTCTACCAAATGAAATTGGTGAAAGATAGTTCTTTCCACCTAAGTCATAATGAAAATATAGTTCAATAAACGGATTGTCCTTATTGTGTTTATAAGGCACTACTCTAACTATTTGATTTCCTGGTTGGGGTTTCCATAAGTTTGAGGTTCTGTTGTTTGTGGTTTGTAATTGATTTAGGCGATTTTTTATTGCAGTTAAATCCATTTTAATTCTCCATTGTTAATTAGTTATTTATTATTTGTCAATCAAGTGTAACCTTGATACTTTTATAAGTATAATAAAAGATTCCGAAATACAATTTTATTTTATATCTCTTTCCCACGTTTTTACATCTATTATTTTATAAATTTTTGTTGGTATTTTATTAAGACCATCATCACCAGTAAGCAATAATGAGTTTTTATAATTTTCCCATTCTATTGGAAATGTTTTATCCAACCTACCACCATTTAACTCACGAATTAAATCATTGAGTGCGTTAATCGTATAAAGTGTATTGGTGTGTTTTTTTCTATGAAGTGAAATAGTATCTTGTATACCCTGCATGAAGTCTTCATTATATTCTACATTGTATGTACATATTAATTGATTGAGATCATTTTCATTTTGAAATGTGTATACTTTATCAAACACAATATCATTGCATGAGATAATAATATCTAATGTGTCATTAAATCTATCTTTTTTAGTGAATGTGCATAATAGTTGTGTTTTCATATTAAAAGCTCACATCCACTTTACAAGTTCCTGTAATTTCTATACCTAAAGCATCAACGAAAAATTCAAATCCCTTACTAGCGAACTCTTTTAATTTACTTATTAATTTTTTGATTATATTATTATAAAATTTAGCTATCATAGATTTAATCCCATCTAAAAGTTTTTTTGCAATACCATTTAATTTTTTAATAACCCCCAAAGCCTTTGATTTTAAATCACTAAAAAATCCTTCTGTTAATAATAAATCAATAGTATCTTCGTAATTTTCAACAAGAAGTTTTACACCACCAACTAACAAACTAAACTCTTCATCTATCATTTTATTCATTTCATATTGATAAATTGTTCCCTCTGGCAAACTATATTCATTTAATATGTCTTCACTTATCTGTAATCTCCAAGAAGAAGATTTACTTCTACCACCAGATTTATATCCAACATTAGATGTAACCTTTCCAGATTCCGTACCAGCCCAAGCTTCAGTAATATCCATCAAAAGTGGAGTTCCACCTTTAGTATCAAATTTTAATATTTTATTTGCTATAGAAGACTGTGTACTTCCAATTGTTGTATCACCCGAAAATTTGTAGTTACCAGTAGCAGCTTCATAAACTGCCCATTTTTTAAATTCTTTATTTGTCCATATTGAATCAAATAAAGTATCTAAATTTTTATGATCTATAGATTTTAATAATATAGCTTTGGCTTCTGTTTTAGCATCCGTATTGTTATATGTTTTCAAGAAATCTTTAAAAAGTTTAGAAGTTTTTGTTGGTGATATTTGTGTAACTCCAGGTAAAAACCAATGAGGTTTATTACCACCACCCAAAAGACCAAGAGACTGAGCTTCCGCTTTTGCATGAAACTTAATAGCATCATCACTTACTGTCTTACCTGTTTTCTTACCTGTAAGTCGTTTTACTAAATCCCCATCTGGATCTTTTTTCTTTAATTCTTTTTGTAATTCTTTAGAAGCCTCTTTTTTAATATCATTGTATCTAGCACTAATATAATAGGTTTGAAAGTTCTTTTTAATCTGACCAACTTCTTGATCACCCTTTATGGCTTCATCTGTAAATCCAGTTGCTTTATCCGAAATAGCATTTATA